CCACCAGTACCAGAGGCAGAACCACCGGCGCCAGCAGAAGCTCCGGAACCAGCACCACCAGTTGCACCGGTGCCAGAAGAACTAGGCGCACCGGCACCACCCCCACCTGGAGATGGATTACCGGCAAAGTTGTTGACTCCTGTACCACCAGTTGACCCGGCGATCTTGGTGCTACCGGCCGCGCCTGTAGTATTACCTCCTGCTCCACCAATAACTCCCCCCGAACATCCTGCACCAGGGTTAGCGCCAACTGAAGAAGCCGCAAGGCTTGCACCATTAAACCATGTAGCTGTGCCATTGCCACCTGCTCCAAGCCCTGCCGATCCACCGGCACCGCCTTTGCCTGCTTGGCAAGTGACAGGAAAGGTAAGTGCGAGATTAGAGACTGATGAATAACCACCTGAACCTCCACCTCCACTAGCACCAGCAAAGCTCGTGCCAGCGCCACCACCTCCACCACCAGCTCCTAAACATTCCCATAAACTCCCAGCCGCGCTGTAATTCCCAGGGTCCGGGAATGACGTTGTACCCTGAAGAATAAAGACCTGTGTCACTTACCACCGCCAGAACCATCGAAGCGCCATCGAGACGGAGTTGCCAACTTCGTAGAACTGCTCGTAGGACAGAAGAAGCACATCTGAGTCCTTCGGGAACTCCACTCCCTCAGTCGGATGGATAAGCCACCTGGGCCGCCCATTATCGTGCACTATCCCGATCATATCTCTATCGTCTGACTGTTGATCCTCACGCATTGCAGGATAATGCTGATAGTACTGATACCAGAGATAGCATTAATGTTAAAAGCTACAAAGTCGTTTTGATTAATGAGTCTAGTCCAACCAACAAGAGTGCTCTTGCTGTTAGCGTTCTGCGAAGACAAGGTTAATTGCTCAGTGCCAGTAATACTATTAGCTATTGTGGGAGGCCCACTTGCGAGATACATAGTAAGCGGAATCTTCCAGACATCGATAGTCGCTGAGCCGCCCTGCCCGGCCAAAAGTACCCAAGAGACGATAGTAAGGTACTGAGGGATAACGAGTCCGCCAACATACCCGGGCGCTATTCCAAGGTTGTTCGTTACAACAAACTCGATATCTGTTGGCATATCAGTGTAGGCGTAGCCAAGCGAAGGCCCAAGCCAGGTCTTCACTTTCTGCGGAATCAGCCCACTCTGATCGAGATCTGCAGCAGGCATCACGCAACCTTAGGTTTCATGAGGGTCTCAACGAGCTTCGTAAGCCGCGCCACTTCAGCCTCTAACTTCGAAGACTGCTCCGGTGGCCTCGTTGGCATCTTGGCCTCGAGCGCCGCGATCTGGCCCTCGAACTCATGCATCCGAGCCTCAGCGTAGCTAAGCCCAGAGCCCGGAAGATCATCAATCGGATGCTTCCAATAGGGCTTGCGCTTTGCAGTGATTATTTCGGCCTCTTGATCGAGAGGCTCCATATCCGGCGTCGGATCACCAGTGAAGATATAATCGCGGGGCTCATGCTTCGTACCTTGGAGCGCCACCACAATCATATCATCCGCAGGGTAATTCTGATCAGCTTTGTCCTTCGGATCAAGATACTGTGGAACGTGGTAGACCTTTCTGGCCTGCTTGCCAGTCATCTGGTCGGTCTCTTTCTGTTCCCACTCATTTCCAGGGACTGGAAGATAGTGAGCGGCAGTTAATTTCCATCTGGCCATGTTGCCTCCTAGTTCACCCGATAGATACCTATGTCCTCGCCTGTGGTGAATGTGTCTGAAAACGTGGTGTTTCCAACTAGCGGAATGTTGTGGAATAGGAAAAGCGTGCCGAGCCCGGTTCCGATCCCCGAGCCGTTGTTAACCGAGCCGCCAAACAGCACGTTGATAACGATGTGAGTGCTGTCCGGTGGCGTGCCTTGCACTGTCCACGTTCCATTTATCCATGATGCCGCGCCTTGAATGATAACTGTGTCACCGTTGGCGGCATGTGAGCTGTCACCTACTTGTACCGACGTATTGCCGCCGCTTGCCGCCGCCCCAAGAACACCATCGCTTGAAATCCGGGTCACGCTTGTTCTGCCGGTGTTTGCAATCGTAAAGTGGGCGACGATATTGGTATCCGATGCCGAGCCGCGATAGCCGGCAAAAATGTAGAACGTGTTAGGCGTTAGAAAAGCGTTAGACGTTCCGCCGGTGTACCACTTTGCCATAACCTCAAAGGCAGAGGCCAACGACGCATTAAAATTGTATGACGGATTGTTGAGGGCAAACGGAAATGATCCAGTGACGCCGCTTTGTCCAGTAAAGGGATAACAACCACTTTCGTTTATAGCTGTGATTGTTGGAGTACCAGCAAACGGAGAGGTTGCAGCAACACCGGGGCGATACGGAGCGCGAAAACCCGCCGCCCCGGTGTTGTTTTTGTCCCCGGTTACATTGACGTAGCCGGGCGATCCTTCCGCAAACGGCGAATAGATAACCGGCGTTAATTGCTTGATGAGGGCATTGATTGCCTTGCCCATATCATAGATCGAAATTGTTTGACCCAGACCGGTCTGAATTGTTTGATAGTAAGTGGTGCCGAACGTGTCTGAGGTAAAGTTTACACTGTTTTGACTAACGTTGTACCAAAGCAAGCCAAGCGCACCGTGAATGATTGCACTCCATGCCGCAGAGCGCATGAAGGTAGGCGTGGCAAATTGTGTTCCGCCACCGCCCGGCGAACCATTCTCCACGACGCTGATTAGCGGCCCCGGAAAATGGTTTTGCAAGTAGGGCCGCATTACATCAATCATATCACCGTAATGCGAGCCGCGCTGCGTTTGATCCTGGGAAAACATATTAATTAGAGAGAAATTTGCCGCAGGGGTACCGGGCCCGGTGTGCACCGTTATATTGTAGGTGATGTTCCCACCGCTGGGCGGACCAGTAGCAAACCCAAACATTTCGTCAACACCGTTACTGATTTGCACGGTGTTGTTGGTACCGATCAAGGCGCCATTGTAAACACTGGAATTAAATGGGACCGTTAGACTTCCAAGTGCTGGCGTAATAGTAACGCCAGGATTTAACGTACCTGCCGGTATTGCACCGAGATCAACCAGACCGTAAGTAAACGAGCCTCCGGTATTTGTGCCATCCGTTGCAAACAAATCCGTGCCATGAAAATAGTAATCCATCCCAGTAATGTTGATGTGTCGAGGGATGCTGTCGTTGTTTGGCGTAGAGGTTGAAAATACACCAGCAATACTTGTTATAGGAGGATTAAAGCCGCCACTTAGGTAGCTAGGGGGGTTATCCATAATAGTGTGAAATTGATTGCTCCAAATCGGGCGGTTGGTCATCATGCCGGCTGCGGTCGTTCCGCAAAGGATGTTAGTCCCTGCCATCGTTGTCACGATGTCTACCGCCACATTGATCGGAGGACCGACCGATCCGGGGTTGTTCCAATAACCCGGCTCATCGTTCAGAAAAATCCACGCCGTCTCACTACCAAAGGATGCCATGATAGCGTTGGTCGTATTGCTACCACCGAACGCATTTGGATAAAGCCCCATCGCAAGATACATTCCTGCCGAACGAAGCAAGGTCGTTATGTTTGAGGGGATAGACCCCGATGCAATATTGAGTGACGCAAGCAAGTTGGCACCAACATCCTGCGCGCGTGTAATATCGCCAACCGTATTTGCGGGATAGAGCCAAAGAATGATCGGAAAATTGGTGTCAAAATAGATCGCCGCGGTAAAACTGTTGCCGCCATACCAATTAAACGTGCCGGTTCCGTTTGGATTGCCGTCAACCGCCCGCAGCGTCACCCCAGCTGGAAGGCTGCCACCACCAGCCAGCTGGTCCTGAAAGATCGCCCACTTCTGCGCCCACGCTGGCCACGACAGCGAGCTTAGCAGCGCCGCGATGAAGCTACGCCGTTTCAAAAGCCGCCCCAGGTGTGTTGATTGTTGTAAAAATTGATTAGCGTAGGCGAGCCATTGTAGAGCCCAACGTCACAGGTTTTCCCGCTCCATGGTAAGCTGAAACCACCTGCCAAACCTATATTCTGCGATGAGCCAGTACCGACATTAGTAAGTGGTTGCGCCGCGTTATTATCAACTTGGGCTGAAAAACTTGTTGGTCCTGACCAAGTGATCTGTAAGGCGTGCCATGCGTTGTCGCTCATTGTGAAGGTAGAAAGGGAACCGTCAAAAACTCCCATTGTATTCGCGGTGCTCTCATGTCGTTGTTGAGTGCCGGAACCTATATCCGGCCAAAGTTCTGCTGTGCTAATACCAGTATTTGCAAACACAATGCCTGAGTAGACAAACGGCTGTGGATTTGAAGGCATTGTGCCACTAAGTAATAGTTGACCGGCCTGTGTCCCAGGCCAGTTCGCGCACCATTTGCCGTTGGGCGTGGCGCTAAATAGGAGTGTCGGCTGAAGATTGGTTGTTGCTTGTACCCAGTCACAAGCGGCACCGCTTGTGCATTGTAGATTGCCAGTTTGATCGTAGATTTTTGCGATCGTACAAGTGCCCCCCGAACAATTGGTTCCACTGATAGTAATTGTTGCAGGCAATTCACCAGTCGTAGCATCCGAGTTAACGTCCGCGCAAGTAGGAGTAGGGTTGCAAACATTAATCGCCCGAGTGCCTTTCGTGGCTGTGCTGAATGCGCGAAAACCACCCCACATTTTCCAGTTTGCGGCAGTGCTGACGCTGGCATCGCCGATCCCTACAAAGGCCGCGCCGCCGCCAGCTGAGTTCTCCACATTCATCATCATCAACTGCGCATATACGCTAGTCGAGGCAACTAGGGCAGCGGCTATTAACCAGTTCCTCATGGGATGATAGACCCTGTGGACATGTCGATGTTGTGCGTGCGGTTTTCGCTCAGGATCGATCCTATGGCAGCGGTTGGAAGGTAGGCTCCAAAATTAGCGCCACCTGCGAGATTGAAGTAGTTATCGTGCATCACAATTGAGAACATCTGGAGCCCTGGACTAGCTAGGCCGCCGTACTGGATGATCTGACCGATTGCGCCGCTGTTGTTCCAAACGCCTATGGGTGTTGCAGTAAGTGTAGTTGTCGTCGCTGACGGCGTTAGGGTGAACGAGCCAGTAGCCCCAGTCACTATCGGAGTTGTAGCCAATGTGCTTGCAGGCACGCCTGATCCATAGACACGCGCACCACTCAACGTGACTCCATTGGCAATCCCTGTCGAGGACGTTGTGTCAATATTGTCGATTAGCGTACTTGTATGGGTGTTACCGTTAGCTACATTATTACATAGTTGGTGGCCAGATGTACCCACACCGGTCCAAGTGTTGTAGCCGATTTCTGTGCCCTGGTAGGGATGGTTAGTCACGTCCGAGGCGCGTAGGAAGCTATTGGTGGAACCCGGCAGGCCCTGGAATAGATCACCAGCTGGTTGATAGGACGTGTTGAACTGCCACACGATCGAGGCAGCACCGTTTACTGAGTGAATTTGGTCTGGATGCTCGAAGAGCCCATTGGCACAAGGACTACCGGTCGCACCCCAATTGCCCGATTGCATCACGTTGTATCTGACAACGTAGTTGCTATTGCCGCCTGCGTTCGATAGCCGGATAACGTCGTTGTCCCACCTTGCGAAGTAATTATAGGTTATAGTGATATTTGCACCACCAGATACGCCAACGCCGCCAATATGCGGCGAACTCCCGCCACTATCAAAGTTGTTATTGGAGACAGTAACCACCGCCGGGGAAGCCAACGAGGACGTAATCGGATAAAGCTGATTAGAGCCAATGAGGAAGTTGGAATTGGTAACGATTAGCGTGCCAGAGAAGGCGTCGGCTATATTGATGTTCATGCCGTTGTGCAGAGAGAAATCTAGGGCATTCAAGGTGCAAGTGCCGCTGCCACTAACAGTGATAGTGTTAGAGGCAAGACTCCCACCAGCACAGGCGCCAGACCAGTTAGCCGTAGTTGCTGGATCAAGTAGACTGGTTCCTGCTGGAATGCCTACGCCATAGTCAACGCCAGCGACCTTCCAAGGAGGCCGCACGGCGAGACCATTCAGGATATTTGGTAGCTGTGGCGACACTCCCGCAGGCGCGCCGGGGCTACCATCCAATGGCGCCCAGTTAGCTGTCTGGAACGAAGCCCAACCAGCGACAGCCGGGCTGCTCCAGACCAGAGCTACCAATGGCAGTACTTTAATCATAATCGCAATCTACCGAGTAGGTCGTGGCAGCCACGGCAGTGGAGTTGTTGTCTGCGATGCCAGTGGTGAAGGCAAAGGCAAAGCCAAGGCTAAGGGCGAACCCACCTGGGCCGAAGACCACGTTAGAGCCACCGCCACCTGCCGCCGGCCCAGGGATGATCAGCGTCTTAACTGGAACGTCAGTGCCTACAGTCGGCGCCGAGGCCTTGTTGTAGATCTTGAAGTAGGCGATAGTGGTTGAGTTGTTACTGAGTTGGCAAGAGAAGAGTGTGGTCGCTGAGGCCTTCTGGCTCGTTGCGTTGGTACTAGCCGCAGCGATCAAGTGCAGTGTCGTTGGCGAGGCTGATTGCACCACCGGCGAGGACGAACCTGAGACAGCCCTGCCTGGAGTAGCGGCGTTAGTGACGAAGGCATTCACTGCAGGGACTGCGATGGCAGCTGGGGCAGTTCCATAGTTAGTCGTCGCTGACCAAGCGATCATATTGGTGCCGCTAGTCAAACCGATCGCTGTACCAATTCCTGGGAACGCTGAGCCGAAGTTGGATGAGGTACCACCACTCGCGCCACCCGCAGCGACGTTCACTTTCAGGAAGCCATTAGCGTCTAGCTGCACCGCAGACGCCTGGGTGTTAGTAAGGGTAATCGGCGTCGAGTTAAACTGCCCACCAACCGCCTGCATATTTGTAGGTGCCGCGCCGGCAGCAACTGTGGAGTCTAGTGTAGCTCCCGCGTTGCCAACAATACGCGAAGTCCAGTTACCAGATTGAGTCGCGGCGACTGGGTTGGTGATAGTGCTTAGCGTAGTAACAGTGCCAATGTTCCAAGTGCCCGATTGCGTCGCCGTTACTAGGAACGGCGTCATCGAGGCGATGCCCTGGACGGTTAAGACATTCGCATTGGCTGTACCAGCCGTGCCCCATGCAGAGGCGCCATTGACGCCAACAGGGACACTAGTGCCTGCTTGGACTAGGGCGCCAACGTCGATAGTCCTCATAGTGACGCCAGAACCTGGAGTCACCACCAACGCGTTATCGGCTGCTAGGGCTGGAGTCGCTAGCAGGGTTGTCAGTAAGAGCCAGCGAAGTTTCATAGGAAGCCTCCAAGAACCGAAGCAGCTATACTGCTATTACAGGCCGTCGAAAAGTCTGCACTGTTGCTGCACGATGGGCCTACTCCACCGCCGCCAGAGAGGCCTCCACCCATCGTTCCCATAGTCAGCCTTGCATCCGCGCTCATCGAGAGCGCCAGGAGCAAGAGAATCCCAAGGACCCATCTCATTGGAGGCACCCCCACACGGTGACAGCCATACCTACAGTGCCGGTGCCAGTACCAGGGACTGTCACTACGATGTTAGTGTTCTGCGCGTTCGACGCATAACAGACCGGAAGCGCGACCCCAAGAAAACCTTGGCCCGAGGAGGGATCAAGGTACTCGAATGTGAGGGTGCTGCCTGTCCCTGTAACCGTAGCTGCTCGGACAGTGCCAGTCGTGGCACCAGCCGAGGTTATCATGAAACCGCAGAGATAGGTGAACTTGCCTGCGGCTCCAGTCAGAGTCGCCGATACAGCACCAGTAGTTCCGGTGCCCGAAACCTGCAGCGGGAGAATCTGCGATGTGCCTGTGGTTGTGATGCACTGTTGCGCCTGAGCCCCCGCGAACCAAGCGGAGGCCAGCAGCGCGAGGGCTAAGCGTTTCATCATTGCACCCGATACCAAGCGTTCGAGGCTACGGAGTAAATCCATTCAGCAGTGCTGGCCGCAGCGCCGCCAGTTGGACAGGTAGTGAAAGCGGTGCCAACTATAGTCACACCCGCCGGAGTGGATGCTGACATAGCAACCGTAGTCGCCGTGCCACCTGGGCAGGCCACCTCAACCATCTGCCCATCGAAAGGAGCAGTCGGCAGGGTGATGTTCCAAGTAGTAATCGCTCCAGTGGCGACCAGCTTCGCGACAGTATTCGCGACTGTCGTGTTGACTGTACCGCCAGTGGCCTGTGTTTGATAGCCAGTGCCGTTGCGAAGCACGAAGGTTGGCGTTTGAATCCCTGTCCCACCACCACCTAACGCAGCGTTAACGATCTCGTTCCCGCTTAGGTTTAGGGTAAAGACTGGCTGCGCTATCGCTAGGCCGGTTAGGGCAGCAAGCGCTGCCCCTCCCAACCAGATGAGTTTCTTTCTCATCAGTTCGCAATCGCTATACCAGGAGGATAGCCGCCAAGGACTGCGTTCTGTGTGCCCTGGTACATCTGGTCATGCCGATCGAGGACCATATCGATGCGAAGCCGAGATGCAGTGCCAGCCGCGCCGCCAGTGAACGTGCCAACTGAGATATACTGGAACTGCAAGAACCTCGGAACAGCGATGCCGTCCGGGGGCCGAGGCATGTCCATGTCGAAGAGTCTCGCACCGAGGACCAGCGTTGCCAGCGCGTAAACCGGCGAGGACCACCAAGTATTGAAGGCCGCCGGAGCGCCGGAGCCGTTATCAGTGGCGCCCTGCAGATTGACCTGCATAGAGGTGCCGCCGGTAAAGCCAAGAACGCAAACAGCGAGGAACTTCAGCGCTGGCTGGTCACCGATGCCCATATCTCGAGCGCCCTGAAGGTTCGCGAGAACCGGGATGCCCGCCATATGGAGGTCGATGATATTAGATGAAGTCTGTGTGCCGGTAGTCGGCGAATCAGTACCATCGATGTTGCCGATACCAGAAGCCGGAACTATGCCGGTGAACTGGAGTAGAAAATCGAGGATCATGTTACACCACCTGTGCTTCGTTAGAGAGAATGGCGTCGCAGGTTCTGACAGGGATGCCACGGAAGGTTGTGACAGGCTTGCCATCGAACTCCTCGATGCGCAGGAGCACGTTAGTCTTGTTCATGGCCTGCAGATCAAGGTACGTTCGAATGATGCGGTTAGCATAGAGAACCGTGCGCCCCATATTAGCCCGGACTTCGGGCGCGTCTGAGGTCTGAATCGTGGTAGCACTGACCGGAGCAGTCGGCAGGCGGTAGAGCCCGCGAACTAGCAGGTTAATCAAGTTCGCGGCACTGACGCCAGTCAGAAGCGTGACGTCGATGTTTGCGATCCTGAAGACATAGCGCCAATCCCTCAGAACCAGCCCGATTTCCCACTTGAAGTGGTCGCGGTAGGCCTGATAGGTATTACCCGCAGAATCCTGCACTGGCCATTCACCCATATCTCTATGTTGAAGGCCAGTGATCTTTCCTTTGGGGAAAGTCGCGTGGCAGGTGTCAGAACCCCATACGACTCCCCAGATCGAAGTGTTAGTATTGCTTGTACCGCCGCCGTCGAGGACGTTGTTTGCAGTTTGGGCATTGGCTACCGTCTTAGTGCTGTAGCGTGGCGCGAAACCAGTAAAGCGCTCCGGGTTCGTGAACTGATTCCCATAGATCAGCGTCGCAGCGACCTGCTGGCTCATGCCTTCGAGGAAGGCCTTCACTTCCGAAAGCCTAAACTCAGCGGTATTGCCGTTCAAGTCCGCGATGTCCTTGTCGATGACGCTGTAGGTCTCGAGGTTCCCGACGGTATCGACAATTTGCGCTGTGGTGGACTTGGCGTTCGGAACACCTAGGTTCAGAAGGCGCCAAGTGGCCTGTGGGAGACCAGTTCGTACTGTGGTCTTATGCCCAGTGGGCAGGTTGCCCTCCATGACAAGCATATCATCGAGGATTTCGTTCGTTTGGGAGAGAAGTTCGATAATCGTCGCGATGTGATAATTATCGTCCAGTCTCTTAGCCCAATCCGCGTAGGTTAGTGCGGTTGTGCCAATAATCGCCATTTAAGGCTCCTATGTAGGAAGGTTGGGGTACATAGCTTGTGCGGCGGATGGCCGAGGCTGTCCGCTTAGTCTCTGGCCCGCAGGGCTCGGCTGGCTGCCTTCCACATGCTTGCCTTCCGTCAGCATTTTGGTCCAGGTGTCTATGACCCGCACGAACGCAGGGTTGTTGCCCGCGCCGGTGTAGTCCATAGCTTCCTTGAATGCTGCCGCCATCTCCGGTGGGACTGTTGCGTCCAACGCCCGAGAGAAATTTGCTTTGATCTCGTTGATGCGAGGGCCGATCTTGGGATCATTCTTGATCTCAGCGCGCCACTCGTCTTGCTTCTTAATATAGAAATCTACGAGGCCATCCTGCGCCTTCTTGATGTTCTCGTGGTAGAAGTCGAGAAGCTTCTGGCCAGCCTCCTGTGGAATATTGCTCTCTTTGAAGAGCTTCTCCACGGCTTCGCGCTGGCCCTCTTGGAACTCCATGCCTTCAGGGAGCTTCCAGTCAGTATACTTCTCCGGCGCGCCCTTTGGGGCCTCTGGCGCCTCTTCATTCAGGACCGAAGTCTTCGTGGATTCTGGTGCCTCCGTTGCCTCCACTGTAGGGGTCGTACTCGGCGAGGAGGGCGTCGGAGGGGTAGTCGGGGTGGCCGGGGCCGTAGCTGGGCTCGGTGAGAGCATCGAGTTGTTCGGCGCGGCTGGCGTTGGCGAGGTCTCTGGCATGGCGTTCCCTTAGCATCAGCACATATTGATCGGGGCAGACACGGTTGATGTCTGCGAGAAGTTTGAGTGAGACATTCCGCTCTCCTTCGGCGAAAGCCATAGTGAGAGCATCTGAATTGAAGCTAGTATCGAAACAATGACACCGCTCCAGAAGGTCATAAATCCAAGCACGGCCATTTCGGCGGCCCATAAGCTCTGTGAGGACACCGTCAGCGGCTCGCTGATAGGATCGCTTAAGCCTCTCGAGCTCGCGGGCAACTTCTGGTTCGCTGGCATCAGGCACCTATCCCTCCAGGAGTTCCGCCGCGGCCGCCCAGGTCCGCTAGCACAGCGGCGGCCTTTGCGAGGCCCGGAGTTGCTTGTGCAGCAGTGTTGAGTTGTTGCTCTTTCTCTCGACGTTGCCTGATATTCGCGAGATCGTCTGGAGACCTAATAAGTCGAGGGTCGTTATTGAGGGAATCACTGTACTTATCCAGCGCGAAATCAATGTCAATGTTGTCAAGGACACCGGGATCGACACCAGCGAGATTCCCGGCAAGGCCAAGGAGCCGCTCGATGCCAGATGCCGACGCGGCATTCTGAGCTTGATTGAGCATAGAGATAAACTCGATGTTGATGTTCTGGCCCGCGATTTCCGCCGGAGGCGGCGGGAGAATGTTAGCGCGGGCACATATTGAGAATACTCGTTCGATAATGGGTTTAATACCCTCGTCATAGATACGTTCCAGCACAGGTCCAAGCATAACCAGCTGCTCATTTCGCCGCGCGTCAATCTCGGTCGCAGTGCGACGGTCGCCCTCAAGGGAGGATACGGCCATAAACAGCTTGTTAAAGAGAGCATCTTTAATCCTCTCGCGAACGTCTTGAATATCCTCCATCATTTCTCGGACAGCGGGTTTGAAGTCGCCGTAGACACTGGACATTCCGGGCTTAGCTCCCTGCATCTGGCCCGCGACGTAGGTTACTCCTCCGGGAAGTAGGGAGGCCGGAGCATTCTTGAGTTGCATGTCAGCAATGAGCGGAGGGTTAACCATGCGATCAATACCTTGGCCCTTACGCTTAGTTTCTTGCTGAAGCTGACGAATATCAGGGTACGCATCCATAGTCGGGCTACGGCCATAAGCATCGTTGCTGACGATGTCCCAGCGGGAACATATGGCGGGGCTCTCATGGAAGCCACCTTTCCTCAATATGGCGTCTGAAGGAGAACTTTGGGGCGTGGAGGCGCTCCATTCCCAATAAACCTCGCGGTACTTGAATAGCTCAGGTATGCCAAAGTCGCGGCCATCGCGGTTAGGCTCAATAGCGTGAGCCACGATGATCTCTTTCGTAAGATTCGGGCCCCCTTCATTGTAAAGGTTCTGCACGCTGCTAGAGGTGTTCTCGAGGCCGAATTTCTGCACTACTTGCGATACCGTGAGAGTGAACTCGCGATACATAGTGTCGACTTTGAGCTTGTCGGAGTTTTCTACGTAAAACTCGCCGAGGCAGGGATTGTAGCAGGCGATAACATCTTCGAAGTCTTCATAGATCAGGAGAACTGCCGTTCCAAAGACTACTAGGTCTAAATAGAATACTGCCATAGCATTGTAGAAGTTGCTCTCGGCGAAAACGAGGTTCATTAACCTTTCGCACTCCTTCAGCCATAAGCTGGTGGGCGAAGTTAGTGTAGAGTCTACGCGTCCGATCTTCAGCCTGAACCAGGGGCGCGATGGGTTGGTAATTCCTGACATCATACCAGAGGCCAAGTTCCGTGCCGCTAAGGAACCAGTCGAATCTAAGATATGCTGATTGATAGGAGAGCCGCGGGACATCTGGTTCGGAGTGATTAGCCACTTATACCGCCTTGGCAAGATGTAATCTGCGAGTTCGCGCCAGTGGACCCACCAGGAGTAGCGATTAACGCGGAGGCCCAAGAGCCGCCCATCCACTTGCTTCCTGATGGCGACGTTCCTCGCGAAGTCGCTGTTCTTCGCTACAGCGATCTCGGCGTTAGGGAGTATCTTGGTCGCGGCCATCACTTATCCCAGTCGCTAGGCAAGAATAGAATCGGTGGAGTCACATCTCGCAAGAGCCACAGTGCCGTGATAAGGACAACTGGTCCGATGAACATTCCAAGTCCTATCCAAAGTGCTATCTCCATCAGGCAGCCTTCTTCCGACGGCGCTGATTGACGATGGCGTCGAGCCAGCTAGTGTCGGGCTTAAAAGGTCTTTGGTCCTCACTGCCGCCGCCGAAGCCAGTAGTCTTTTTCTTTTCCCAGCCACTGCCTTCGCTAGAAGCGGCCTTCGGGACTCCAGTCACGTCTACGTTTCCACCCATTCGACCTACAACTTGTTGGACGTATTGACTGACTGAGACAGCGCCGTCGGAGGAGTTTCTCTTCCAAGGAGTTGGCGAGCCAGCAGGCGCGACATTGCCAGGTCCACTGAAGTAAGCAACAGCGACTCTCGCAGGATCGCCGCCATATTTCTGATGGTAGGACTCGACGATTCTTTTGGAGACTGCGATGTTGTCATTAGTGTTCCTGATGTTCTCGCCGGGCTTGGCCCATTCTTTCCAGGTGCCCGGCATGATCTGGCCAGGGCCAATGGCGCCGGTGCTCGAGGTTCGAGTGTCCTTGCCAGAAGAGGATTCTTGCTGGTAGATAGAGCGCCAGATATCCTCAGAACCACCAGCTACCTTATTTTTTGTTCCAAGACTACTTGTCTCTGGCGGCGGCTTTGGATAATAACTATAGCCGTGTTCGTAGTCATCATCTCGCTGAAAGTAATAATCGTTGCCTTTCTTATCGTGCATACGCAAGAGATTTCCAGGCTTAACTTTGTCTCTTAGATCATCAAGCTGTTTATACATCCCCTCGAAGTTTTGGCCTCTCTCATCTAGAGCGTCTTCGTGGTCTATCTGCGGAGTCTTCTGCCCAGGAGTATATGGGAACTGCTCGGCTGTCTTTCGATTGTCACCTGCATTTGCGAAGAACTGAGGCTTGCCTCCAGCGCTAGCCTCGGCCCCTGGCCTCATCATTCCCATAGCTTCGGTCTTGCCGCTAGTAATCGCATCCTCGCCGAGGTCCTTCGCAAGCTTGGTTCCAGCTAGTTCTCCCTGAGGCTTAGACTCCTGCGGCATCACGTCGTCGAGATAGCCCTTCCAGCCGGTAAAGTCTTCAACCTCTTGCGACCGCCTCATGAGGCCGAAGGCCATAGTCTTAAAGTCCTCATTCACCGTTTGATTAGGCGTCATGGGGACGCGGCCCTGATACTTGTCAGGTACTGTTGGCATCAGATTGCTCGTACCATCCAGCAGGAGCCCCAAAGCTGATCGTCGTGGTGGCCGCCGTGGCTGACAGATACGAGCCACCAGCCCTCCTGACCTAGCTTATTCAGGAGCGCAACGATCTCTTCCTCGCTGCCTTCGTCTGGGAGATCAACAATTCTATACTCGTATCTCGTGCCTTTGGTTGCCATTAGCCCACTCCAAGAAGTGTCCTCTGGGCAGTGTTCTGCGGGCCTACTGCGCCGCCAAGAATGGTGCCACTGAAGCCGCCTCCAGCCCCAGCCTGTTGGCGTTGTCTGGCCCCTCCTGCGGACTGCGCGCCAAACATAGGTGGATTAGGGGGCGGCGGGGGCACGTAGGCCGTAGCTTGGACTTGGGGGACCTGG